TTCGTTCTGGCTGGAAGCGTGTAACTGTTTCTGTGAAGGAACAGGTCCCTGTCTATGATTTCTACCCTATTACTGATCCTCAGCAATTCGAGGAGATGCAGCAAGCTTTGGCATTGAAGGATGAGAGTCCTCGAATGTATGAGGAGCAGCTTCCTCCTGAAGCCAAGGCAGCCATTGATTACTATACAGAGACTGGTCAAGCAGTCTATGCAGTGCAATCTGGTGTGCAGGAAATTACTACCGAGAAGGTATTGGAGAACAAACCTACGGTAGATGTACTGAACCCAGCCAACGTGATCATTGATCCATCCTGTAATGGTGATCTCGATAAGGCCATGTTCATCGTGGTTTCCTTTGAGACCAACAAGGCTGACTTGCTGAAGGAACCAGAGAGATACAAGAATCTGGATGACATTGATTGGGCATCTGCTGCACCTACAGCTGAGCCTAATCACTACACCACTACACCATCTGATTATCAGGTCAAAGACCCGGTAAGACGTAAGGTAGTAGCTTATGAATACTGGGGTTTCTACGACATCACTGGTACTGGTCACTTGGTTCCAATTGTGGCTACTTGGATCGGTAACGTCATGATTCGTATGGAACTTAATCCATTCCCAGATGAGAAGCTGCCCTTCGTATTGGTCACTTATCTGCCAGTCAAACGTGACCTGTATGGTGAGCCAGATGCTGAGCTGTTGGGTGATAACCAGAAGATCCTTGGTGCTGTAACAAGAGGCATCATTGATCTCTTGGGTCGCTCTGCCAACAGTCAGCAAGGCTTCTCCAAAGGCATGCTGGACCCTCTGAACAAACGTAGATTTGAAGCTGGTCAGGACTATGAATTCAATCCTAGCCAGAATCCACAAGCTAACCTGATTCAGCATACCTACCCTGAGATACCTAACTCAGCCATGGGTGTACTTGCATGGCAGAACCAAGAGGCTGAATCCCTCACTGGTGTGAAGGCATTCTCTGGTGGTGTATCAGGTGAGTCGTATGGTGATGTAGCTGCTGGTATCCGAGGTGCATTGGATGCAGCAGCCAAACGTGAGATGTCGATTCTCCGTAGGTTTGCCAAAGGTTGGCAGGATGTCTTTACCAAGATCATTGCCATGAACTCGGTATTCCTCTCTGAAGAAGAAGTGATCCGGGTTACTGACAATGAGTACGTCAAGGTCAAGCGTGAAGACCTGAAAGGTAATTTTGATCTGGAAGTGGATATCTCCACTGCCGAGGTTGATAACAACAAGTCTCAGGACTTGGCTTTTATGCTGCAAACCATTGGTCCAAACACTGATAGTGGCATTGTCATGATGATCCTGTCTGAGATTGCTGAGCTGAAACGTATGCCAGTACTGGCAGATAAGATTCGTAGATTCAAGCCAGAGCCTGATCCAGTACAGGAACAGATGAAGCAGCTGGCTCTACAGAAAGCTCAGGCAGAGGTAGAAGAACTGCAATCCAAGATTCGTCTTAACGATGCCAAGGCTCAGGAAGCTCTGTCCAACAAAGACAAGACTGATCTGGACTATGTTGAGCAAGAGACTGGAACCAAGCATGCTCGTGAGATGGAGCAGCAGAAGGCTCAATCTGAGGGTAACCAGAACTTGCAGATCACCAAAGCTTTGGCTACACCACTCAAGAAGGATCAGAAGGCACCTGACATTGATGCTGCAATTGGTTTCAACCACTTGAGTGACAAGTTGAATGCTGCTAGTCAACCGAGTCAACTTGATAGTACGATACCGCGAGATGTCTTAGCGGAAGCTAACCCACTGATCCAACAGCCGTTGGGTCCACTATAAATATCTAAAGGACCACTCAGCCATGTCTGAAGTCAATGTACTGGAACAACTTGAACGTCACGTAGAGAAGCTCAAGTATGCTGTGGAAATGCGAGATATGGCTGTGCGGTTAGCAGACAATCGAGATTTCCGTAAGCTCATCTTGGATGGGTTCTGCATGTCTGAAGCAGCTCGTTATGTTCAAGAATCTGGTGACCCAGCTCTTACTCCCAATCAGCGTGCTGATGCCTTGAACTTGGCTCAAGCTTCTGGTCACCTGAAACGCTTCATTGCTATCACCATCCAGCTGGGTAACCAAGCTGCTGAGGATGTACGTAGCACTGAAGAACAGATCGACGAAGTTCGTCGTGGTGGGGAGGACGAATAATCATGGCTGGGAAGAATGAAGTCCTCGATATGTCGGACGATGACTTCCTCAAGATGACTGGCCCAGCAGATGTACCTGAGCCAGATCCCGATCCAGAACCTGAAAAGGAAGATGTGGTCGAGGAACCTGTCGTTGAGGATGAACCCAAGTCTGAACCAGAAAAGACAGATGAACCTGTTGAGGAAGAAGAAGAACCAGAGGATGAACCTGAGCCTGTAAAAGTTCAGAAGATTGCTGATGGTAACCCTCTCAACAAGGCTGACAAGGAGAAGCCAGCTCCAACCAAAGATCCTAAAGATCCAGTGGTTGCTGCTGATAAACCTACTCCTGAGGAGCCTGCTGAGAACACAGTTACTACAGCAGACAAAGAAGCCTTTTACGACAAAGTCATGTCTGGCTTCAAAGCCAACGGGAAGAAGATTGAGTTACGTAGCCCAGATGAGTTGATCCAGTTGGCTCAAATGGGTTGTAACTACACTGCAAAAATGCAGGCTCTTGCTCCTCATCGCAAAATGCTGCTGATGCTGGAGAATAATGGTCTGCTTGACGAGGGCAAGCTTGCTTATCTGATTGACCTAGATAAGAAGAACCCTGACGCTATTAAGAAGCTTGTGAAAGAAGCTGGTATCGACCCTCTGGATATCGATACAGCAGCTGAATCGAAGTACCGTGAAGGCAATCACCGTGTAGATGATAAAGAGGTAGCGTTCCGCAGCACGTTGGACGATATGCGTTCCGACCCTGAGGGACTTGATACCTTACGAGTCTTGAACTCGACATGGGATCAGGCCAGTAAAGATGCCCTGTATGAAAACCCAGAGATCATGCCGATCATGCATCAGCAACGACAACTCGGAGTGTACGACCGAATCGCAGCTGAAGTGAATCGTCAGAAGACCCTTGGTGCTATTCCTACAGATAAGTCATTTGTTGAAGCGTATCAACAGGTTGGTAAGCAAATGGCAGCTGCTGGTGCATTCGCTGATATTGATAAAGCACCCCCAGCTAAAGCTGCTCCTGCCAAACCTGCTGTACCTGCAACACCTGTGGCTACTCGTGTCGCAGCTCCTAAAGCGGCTGTAACACACAATGACAAAGCCAGTGCAGCAGCTGCTACTCGCACTACTCCACGACAAGCTAAGGTCCTTGTGAATCCGCTAGAAATGGCAGACGACGAGTTCCTTAAGCAAATGAATGGTCGCCTTTAAGGAAAAAACTCCATGTTGAACTATAACGCTCCAGCAGATGGTGAAAAATCCAGCATTGATGGTGCTGGTTCGGATCAGATGAACACTTTCTTCTGGTTGAAGAAAGCTCTGATCGAAGCTCGTAAAGAGCAATATTTCATGCCTCTGTCGTCCACGCTTAATCTGCCTAAGCACTTCGGTAAGGCAGTGAAGGTGTACGAATACATCCCTTTGCTCGATGACCGTAACGTCAACGACCAAGGTATCGATGCCAATGGTGTGACCACCATAGACGGTAACCTGTATGGTTCCAGTCGTGACGTTGGTTACATCACTGGTAAAATCCCATACCTGACAGAAAATGGTGGACGTGTGAACCGTGTTGGTTTCACTCGTCTTGAACGTGAAGGTTCTATCTTCAAGTTCGGTTTCTTCACTGAATTCACTGCCGAGTCTCTTGACTTCGATAGTGATGACATGCTGAAAGATCACCTGTCTCGTGAACTGTTGAATGGTGCTGTGCAGCTGACTGAAGCTGTTCTTCAGAAAGATCTGCTGGCTGGTGCAGGTACTGTGTTGTATGCAGGTGCTGCTACCTCAGATGACACCATCACTGGTGAAATCACCCCCGGTACTGACCCAGATCCAGACCTGCCTGCCTCGATTGTCAGCTACAAGAACCTGATGCGTCTTGATCAGATCCTGACTGACAACCGTACTCCTAAGCAGACCAAGATCATCACTGGTTCCCGTAACATTGACACCAAGGTCATTGGTTCGACCCGTGTCATGTACGTAGGCTCCGAGGTGGCTATCCTGCTGCAAAGCATGACTGACCTGTTCGGCAATAAAGCGTTTGTTGAGATTCAACACTACGCTGATGCTGCCACCATCCTGAATGGTGAGATTGGTTCGGTTGGCCCATTCCGTATCATCCAAGTCCCTGAAATGCTGCACTGGGCTGGTGTTGGTGCTGTGGTTGGTGAAAACCCCGGCTACCATTCCACTCTGGTGGGTGCTGAAGAACGCTATGACGTATTCCCAATGCTGGTTGTGGGTGACGATGCGTTCCAGACCATTGGCTTCCAGACTGATGGCAAGACTGTGAAGTTCTCTGTCCTGACCAAAATGCCTGGCAATGAGACTGCGGATCGTAATGATCCATACGGTGAAACTGGATTCAGCTCGATCAAGTGGTACTACGGTATCCTGATCAAACGAGCTGAACGTCTGGGCCTCATCAAGACCGTTGCTCCGGTCTAACTGGAATAGCTAAGGGGATCAGTCGATCCCCTTGGTTCCAATCTCTGAACCAAGGAAACAATCATGTCTGACATTGAGAACACTCAACCCGATCAAGAAGAAGAAGACGAACTTCCAATGCCATCTGAGCTGGATGTGTTGAAAGACCGTGCTCGTCTGATGGGTGTCGAATTCTCCAATAACATTGGACTCGAAACCCTGAAACAACGTATTGCTGACAAGATTGCTGCTGATGAAGCACCTATCAAGCAGGCAGCAGCATCTCCTCAAGTGAATGCCCTGACTCATGAAGATGCAGCTGTACCCAAGAAAAAACTGACTATTCGTCAGTACATGTTGCAGACTCAGA